AATGAGTTGATCAGAAAGTGAGATTGCTATGAGTATATTCACTGCACTGCTCGGGCCTATTGCTGATATTGGCAAGACGTTTCTCAACAATAGAGCAGAAGAGAAACAAGCCAAGCATCAGGCCAAGATGAGCGTGATCCAGAACGATGCGAACTGGGAAGCTAAGATGGCAGATGCTAGCGCCCATTCCTGGAAGGATGAATTCTGGACGATCATACTATCTATCCCCCTGTTCATGGTGGGCTATGCTATTGCTGCCAATGATGTTACTGTTATTGATCGGGTAGACGCAGGGTTCCAGGCGCTGTCACAACTCCCAGAATGGTATCAATATTTGCTGTTCATTGCGATCAGTAGCTCATTCGGTATCCGTGGTGTATCTAAGATAATGGACATGAGAAAGTGAGTGATTCTTTATTAAGTCGTATTGGTGTATCAGGGTACAACAAGCCCAAGCGTACACCAAAGCATCCTACCAAAAGCCATGTCGTAGTGGCTAAGTCTGGCGGGAAGGTCAAGACCATTCGGTTCGGACAGCAGGGTGTAAGTGGATCACCTAGTAGTAAGGGTGAATCTGAATCTGCTAGAAAGAGACGGGCATCATTCAAGGCGCGTCATGCTAGAAACATAGCCAAGGGCAAGATGTCTGCGGCATACTGGGCAAACAAGGTGAAGTGGTAATGAAGAAACCAAAGAAAGGATTGTACTCTAGCGTAAAAAAGCAAGATAAATCCATGTACAGAAGGGATGGCAGCATAAAGTCTAAGCGCGGGTTTCTTGGGCCGATTAAAAATAAGATCTCTGGCGGCACAATGACTGAGTTTTCAACAGACATGATGCATAAAGGGAAAAGTATTGACATACCTACAATGGTTCCAACTTTATCTAAAGAAGAAATAGAGTACATGAGAAACATGAAGCCTGGAGCTGGGTGGAATCTTTCAGGATCATCAATAGAAAGATCTATAGTTAATAAGGCTAGAAAACACGCACAAGAAAGACTGTCAAAAGGCAAGAGTCAATTTTACCAAGACGGCAAAGATTAGTAAGGAACAGTATTGTGAAGAAACCAAAGAAAGGATTGTACGCAAACATTCAAGCCAAGCGTAAGCGCATAGCTGGTGGATCTGGTGAGAAGATGAGGAAGCCTGGAGCGAAGGGCGCACCTAGTGCCAAGGCATTCAAAGACTCAGCGAAGACTGCATACAAGAAATGACATTCAGGCACTTCACCCGCAAGGAATTCGACTGCCAACAAACTGGCGAGAATGATATGCAAGATGAGTTTATCCATTCACTGGATACACTACGTCATGAGTGCGGGTTTAGCTTTAGGATTACCAGTGGTTACAGATCACCTAGCCATTCAATCGAAGCTAGGAAGGCCAAGCCAGGAGTACACGCCCAAGGTATTGCTGCGGACATAGGCACTACGGATGGGTACGAGCGTTACATCATAGTCAAGAATGCTATGGCGATGGGGTTCAGTGGCATAGGCATACACAAGACTTTCGTACATGTGGATACCCGTACCACTACTCCCGTGGTCTGGACGTACTAGACCCAAGCCCTAGACAACAGCTCGGTTGCCTCATTGTACATCCATGTATCGTCCTGATTCATTGTTGCGTTATCGCAGCTAGCACGTTGGGCCGCTTTGCGGGTTAACTGGTAACACTCATCAGAACAGTATCGTTTACTAGCATGCGCCCCCTTTGGGAGTACTGCATCACATGCTCTTCTCCTGCACATCCTCAAAACGGAACATCATCATAGACTTCATAGCCAGTAAGCTCAGTCTTTTTAGGTGTATGGGATTCATCGTTCGATGCTTGGGGTTTTTTAGGTACAAAGGTGTTTACTTCAAAATACCATTTTCCGCCCCGTGCCTCTTTCAGATCTAGGTTGATCCACTCATCGCTCTTACTTCGCAACCAGTTACCTAAGTCCGCTCGTTTAATGCTCAATGATGCCTTGACAAAATCAGGCGCTCGTTCATGTGGTGCCTTTGCAAACAGTCCTGCTACAAATTCTTTTTCGCTCATTTAATTGTTACCTTCTGATAAGTGGTGGTTGGTTTTCTGTAAGACTCCAGATCTACCTCTTTGATATTAGGAATAGACTTGTAGTCGATGGTGCCTTTCTTGCTGATGGTCTGTATCTGCACGTTACCTGCTACAGAACTGACCTCGCATGATTGCTTTAGCTGTGTCTCTACCTCCTTTAGTTTCTTATTGGCTTCATCTGCTGCTGCTTTGAGTGCAGCGTACTCCTCGGCAAGTGGGATTAGATCATCCCTATTCTGGAACTTAGGCTCGGGTGGGTTGGCGTAGAAGTCATCCCAAGCTGCGCGTAGTTTCTCTATGTCACCCTGATTAGGGAGCATAGGTATCGTTCTGTAATTGTTATCGTCGATGTACACAAAGAAGTAGCACCTCTCTGCTTTGCTCACCATCTGCTGGTGTACCATCTGCCAGTAGTAATGCTCGGGAATCTGCCCCTCTGATGCTGTCTGCCACAGTTTAGATTGCTGCTTCTGGTACGGGCATTTGATCTCGACCAAGATAGATTCATTGGAACCATCTAGGCTTGCACTGTACTCTCCATCTACAAATACCGTTGGCTCTAGCTTGACTTCCCATAGCTCCTCGAACTTGGCTAGTGCTTTGGGTTCCAGCGCAGTACCGTAGTCTGTGGCTGCATTACCTTTGAATGGTTTGCCCATGCCGTTCTTGGATTCCCACAGTTCACGGGGAGTCTGATACGGACTGACCCCCATGACTGCGCCAGCCTCTGACGCATTGCGGTACTTGGCTCGATGCTCATGCCATTCGAGCGACCCTTGTTCTAGTTCAATCTGCATTCATCTGCTCCAGATTAAGTTAATGCTTCTAATGGAAAGCCTATGCACCACTCAGGCTTCTTCTTAGATGCCTTCATTCATCTGCTCCCACTTCTTCTCTAGTGCGGATACAGCTTTGGCATACTGGTTAGACATGATGTCTGATGTGTCAGAGACGGATAGCCAATCACAGAATACTTGCTTGTCTGTGTCTGTCTTAGCGATGAGATCCTCGATAACTTTGATCTCTGGTGGAGTGATTACAATGGCTGGCTCTGGTGCGGGCAGATCTTCCCCCGCATATATGTATGCACCTAGTCCATGCATGGCTAAACCTTTGGTCAAGCAGCGCATCTTTGATGTGTTGATCTGGAATGCATTGGGATTTGGGATAGGCTTGTTGCGATGGTCAAGCACTGGTAGCCACATCTCATGGCTTAAACCGTCGATAGTGACATCACAGTGTACCGTCATTGTACCGTCACTGTGGATTTCACTCTCCCTGAAAAAGTAATTAGAGTCAGGGTAGTGGTCTTTGGTTACCGCCCAAGCCCATGCCCATGACAGGTAGGTGAGATTACCTTTCTTCTCAGTGTGATCGTTGACGTTGATACTGCTTAAAGTTTTCCATACGCTCATTTGATATCCCTCAGAATTGCGTTGATCTGGTCGAGACTATCCTGTGCGGAGTAGCCCCTGATGTATGCCTCAGAACCATTCTTGTCATGGCCCTTCCCGTTCTTACAGTCTGCTTGACCCTTGATGAAGTCACCGATGAAGTCTGTGTACTGCTCGGTGGATTCGTACACCTTACCCTTGGCGAGAATCACAAGGCCACCGCTGATCGATATGCGCTAAGATCATCCTGATGGCGCTGCTCTAGTGCGTGGTTCTCCCGCTCCTCTTCCATCAGATCCTCACTGATACGATCTAGTTCACGATGGCACAACTCTAGGATGGCGAGATCACCTTTGCTGATGTCACACTCGTCCGCTAACCTGGCTATCTCGAATGTGAAATCACTTAGCTCTTCTGCTAACTGCTGCTTGTTCATGTCTTTCCTTATCTGCTGATTGAGTTAGTAAGATAATCTAATTAAATGGGTCTGTCAACTTGTTTTTATAAAAGATGTTTGATAAGGTGCAGTCAACTAGGGGGGGGTAAAGAGTGTCATTACTTACCCCATTACTGGTGAAATAGATAGGTTGAATGGGTTGAAGGGAAACACTGGAAGGGTTCAACCCTTTTTATTTGGCAACAATTAAATGGTGAAGAATTGGTAATTTGAAATTCCAATTAATCGGAGAAGTTATGAGAACACTAGAGTTAACAGAGTTCCTAGAGCATTCAGGAAAGAGTCTGCATAGATTTGCAGTAGAGTTGAGATTGTCACCGCCTAAAGTTCACTACTGGCGGCACAACTGCAACTGCCTAGTCGATTTCGAGGGCGATAAAGTACATGCAATACGGCTAGTAAAGGATAAGCTAGTCTACGAGGGATAAAGAAAGGCCCACCTAAGTGGGCCGTGGGGCGAGGGGAACCCCCGTGTCAATCAGCAAGAGAGACAATTGAAGTTTATCAGATATCAATTTAGAAAAAAGGTTTTATTTATCACCGGATGGTGTTAGATTAAATGTGTCGGCGGGATTACCAGTCCCTGAAGGCCGATCGGACAAAGTAAGGAAAAAACCGTGCTCAACCGACACGGCCACATTGTCCCATAACGTCCTTCAACGTGCAATAACATGCGTTAACGTGTGTCTATTCAATTCCTGCCGATGGAAAGTGGCGCTTAACTGTGCGTCCAATCCAAATAGCGGTAATTCGTGAGCATGTTTTAGGTCTGTCCACTTGACCCGATTCACGTCCTATATGCAGCAGACCCCAAGCGGGGGTTGTATGAGTTGCGTCATACAGAAAGCGAAAGCTATGAGTACCGCATCTTCGGATGTACACATGTAAGACCTAACGCTGCTAGCGCCAGTCAAGGTTATGTGTTGCAACAGGGAAAAAGTGGAGCTGTGCCTAAAATAAATTGGAGGTGATATGGAACTAAGAGAGCATCAAGCGAGAGCGATTGAGATGTGTAGGGACTCAGTCAGGAAGGGCAATAAGAGGATCATGTTGGCAGCACCATGTTCATTCGGCAAGACTAGGGTAGCGGTAGAGATGCTAGCCAATGCTGCAAAGAAGGGGAAAGAGGGCATCTTCATCTGTGATCGTATCAAGCTGGTTCAGCAAACGGTTGCAGAATTCGACAAGCATGGGATAGAGGCGGGAGTCATTCAGGGGTGGGATCATCCTCGCGCTAACTGGCATGCACCCATTCAGATAGCATCCATTCACACACTAGCAAGGCGCAGAAACTGGCCGATGTCTAGGCTCATCATCGTCGATGAGGCGCACGTTCACTATAAGACCACCACCACACTCATGGAAAAGTACAGTCGAGTGCCTGTTATCGGTCTATCAGCTACACCATTCAGCAAGGGATTAGGCAATCACTATGATGATCTGATTGTACCCATCACTGCTAGCCAGTTAACCGACAAGGGATACTTAGCACCTGCCAAATACTACGGTGGATCAAAACCTAATCTAAAAGGCATTAGGTCGAAACGACTGAACACTGGAGCATCCGACTATGATCCAGGCCAGCTAGGCGAGCGGATGGAAAAGGATATTAAGTTAGTCGGGGACATCATCGACAACTGGAAGAGGTACGGGGAGAACAGCCAGACAATCGCATTCTCACCTAGCATCAATCACAGTAAGACAATGGTTAAGATGTTCAACGATGCAGGGATTCCCGCCGAGCATATCGACGGATACATGGATGATGCTGAGAGACAGATACTGTACCGCGAACATGACGAGGGCAAGTTTAAGATACTGTCATGCAGTCGATTGTTAAATACTGGATACGATGCGCCCAGTGTGCGGTGCTTGATCGACGCATTCCCCACTAAGTCTCTATCGAGTTACGTCCAGCGTATAGGTCGGGTGTTAAGACTACACAAAGACAAGCCCCACGCAATCATCCTCGACCATGCGGGTAACGTGGCCAAGCATGGATTCGCGGAAGACGTAGTACCTGATACTCTGCACGATGGCGAGAGAGAATACAGGGAGCGCGATCAAACCAAAGAGAAGAAAGAACCCAAGACAATGGACTGCCCCGCCTGTTTCCAGACCATGATCATGCCTCGATGCGTGTGTGGTTACGAGGTGCCCAAGGCTGAGTTGCTAAAGACGGACAAGCAGATTCTCACTGAGATTAAGCGGGAAGACAAGGGCCGTTGGCTATACGAGTTCCAATACTACGCACTCCAGAAAGGATACAAACCTGGATGGGCAGCATGGGCATACAAGTCTAAGTTTGGAGTGTGGCCTAGAGTCATGGCAGTTCCAGGCGAACGGATGCCAGAGGTGCAAAGCTACGTTAAACACTTACAGATCAAGAGGGCGAAGAATGTTGAACGAGATTTTAGAAAGGCTGGATAAGGTACGCAGACATGGTGACAGATATAGGGCTGTATGTCCTGTGCATGACGGCAACAATCCCACAGCACTATCACTGAAGGAGGAAGACGGAAAGGTTTTAATTCACTGCCATGTATGTCTGGCGAATGGGCCAGATGTCGTGCAAGCAATCGGGTTAACAGATGCCGCGTTGTTCCGAGATGCACCACAAAGAACGGACGGAAAAAGTTACTTTTCTAGGGAGCAGAAAGAGGTAGCCACAGAGGATAAGTTCTTTATAGAGATTTACAACAACCAGATAGCGAACGGACATCAACCTAGCAGGGAAGAGTACCGGAGATACAGATTAAGTCAGCAACGAGTGAAGATACTGGAGTCAGCATGAGACTAGAAGCAGAGACAATAGAGATGACCATCGACAATCGGGATGGTCTGGAGCAGATGCTACAAATGTTTAGCGAGACGGACATTGAGTTCCCCGTCAGGTTAACCATAGACAAGAGGAAGAAGACTAGAACGTTGATCCAGAATAACACGGCTAACAAATGGTATCGTGACTGTGAGAAACAGGGAGATATGAAAGCGTGGGAATACAAGGCGTATTGTAAGCTGCACTTTGGAGTGCCCATCCTGCGTAGAGACAGCGTGAAGTATAAAGAAATGTATGATACAAAGGTCAAAGAGTTTCCATATGAAACCAAGCTGATGTTCATGGCTGAACCGTACTCGTTTCCTGTCACGTCTATGATGAATGTGGCACAACATAGCGAGTTCCTAGAGATGGTCGAACGGCATTTCAGCCAGCAAGGATTCCAACTAACGGAGGTGAGGAAGTGACAAAGTTAACTAGAGGTAATGAGCGTAGCATCACGCCCAAGTTATTGACGTTTGCGGAGAAAGAGGCAGCGCGTATTAAACTGGAGCGAGACATGGAAGAGTTCTTTGCGCGAGATGGATTCATCCGCGAGATTCCACAGGGAAAGTCAGCTATCAATCTAAAGAAAGGCTTGCGGTGAGGAGCAAAGGCAATGCTCCAAGTGCTGAACAGAAGAGGTGGCATGATCAAGTGGCTAGCTTGGGATGTGTCGAATGCTTTTCCCCTGCACAAATCCACCATCCAGTGGGCGCAACAGCCAAGCATAACAAGATAGCGATAGGCCATTGGTGGGTGCTACCGTTGTGTGAAGAGCATCATCGGGCCTTGCATGCGGGTGAATCTTTCGAGTATGACAGTAGAAAACTGTTTGAAAAAGGGGAGTATGCTAGAATACTGGACGATAATAATCACCCTGTGCCTGAAGAGGTAGAAGCAGCGATTATGGACTATCACAGATGAGCAAGTACGCGAGAAAGAAAGACGATAATCATGATGAGATTGTCGATGAATTCAAGCGTCTTGGATGTGGCGTGAAAGACGTGCACAATCTGCCAGACTTTGTAGACATCATCATCTGCTATAAGGGCCAGACAGTCATGGTCGAGATCAAGGATGGAGCTAAGCCACCAAGCGCGAGAAAGCTAACGAGTGGTGAGAAGAAATTCAGCGATGAGTGGATAGCGAAGGGCGGAAAGTGGGCTTGCATTACTAACACTTGGGAAGCAAACGAACTGGTCAAAAGCATTGGGTGAAGTGTCGATTCTCGACCGGAACGCAGAGCAAGTGCGGGATGCGTTGAGGGATTTGATCGAGCAATGTGAGAGCGGGGATATATCAGGTGCGGTGATCATCACCGAGCATCAGGATTACTTTGATTTAGTAATGCCTGGAACCTTCTCAACTGACCCAGAATCTATAGCTAGCGTGGTTGGTCGCTTGCATATCGCGTCAAATATTTTTTGCGGCATGGTGGAAGAGGATGAGTGACAGCACTGAGCAACATTTAGATTTTTGCAACACTGAAAACCAAACTGAAATTATCAAGATGCGTATCAGCGGCATGAGCAATGTTGAGATTGGTGCGGAGTTGGGGCGAGACCCGAAGCGCATCAGCGAGATCGTGCAAAAAGTACATCGACGCGCAGCCGCATCAGGCATAGCACCTGATCAAAATTTGAACAGGGAAGTTGCCCCAGGATTTACCACCAAACGAGTCAGCACCGCCTATAACATGGACAACGAGATTGTGCTGCAATGGCACATCCAAGAGCCAGAAAAGGTCAAGCTGGAAGAGTTAATAGCCCAATTTGTAGATGGATTTAAAGATGAAGTCACCGGAATCCACACTCCCATTGACCCGCCTAGAAGCACTGATGACGATCTCATGGTTAGCTATCTTATTGGTGATCACCATCTTGGCATGCTCGCTCACCACACTGAGACAATGGGTGATGACTACGATGTCAAGATTAGCCAGAATCTTTTAGAAAATGCAATTGATCGTCTAGTTGGATCGGCACCATCTGGTGAGGTCGGGGTGCTTGTGAACCTTGGCGATTTCATGCACATAAACGACTCGACTAGCTCAACGCCTAATTCTAAAAATCTACTAGACTCAGACGGTCGATACTCTAAGACCATTCGCGCTGCTAGTAATGTGATAAAGCGTACGGTATTGCGTATGTTGGAGAAGCATAATCAGGTATGGCTTGTGAACGTCAGGGGAAATCATGATCCTGATGCGGCGTTGTGGTTGAACGAGGTAATGCGCTTGTACTTTGAAGATGATCCCCGCGTCAAGGTATTTGATAACGCGAGTAAATTTATTTGGTGGCAGTGGGGCAAAAATCTAGTCGTGACCCATCACGGTGACAGGATCAAGATGTCTAATTTGCATGGGTCAATAGTCAGTAACTTGAGGCAAGAATGGGGCGAGTCAGATCATACTTTTGTTTGGACAGGACACATACACCACAAGAATCAAGAGGAATACGGGGGCGCATTGTTCGAGTCTTGGAACATCCTAGCACCCGCAGACGCTTGGCACAGTGGCTCTGGCTATGCCAGTTCGCGAAGTATGACCTGCGTAATCCTCCACAAATTGTACGGGGAGCAAGGCCGATTGAAAGCGAATATTCAGGAGCTGATGTGAGCGCACTAGACAGACAAATTTCAGGTAGCCATTACAAGACGATGAAGATTCAGCCGTTGGAATATGCTTTAGAAAACGACTTGGGCGTATGTGAGCATGCGGTGATCAAGTATGTGTCGAGATGGAGAGAGAAAGGGGGAGTGGATGACCTGAGAAAAGCCATCCACTATTGTGAGATATTGATTGAGCGGGAAGCTACCTAGTCACAATCCGGTTCGATGTTTTGATAATCGGGAATGAGTCCGGCGCAAACGTCTTGGTTGTATTGTTCGGCCTGTTTCAGCTCATGGTTGAATTCGTCGTTACTCAGCCAGATAAAAGCAAAGGTGAGGACAGCGGCGAGGATTATTTTTTGGTATGTGTTCATTGGCTTATGCCCTCATCTCGTATTGTTTGATTGTCATAAAAGTCCCAATACTCCCCTAACTTTCTTGCGTAATTGTCAAATGTGAGGTGATTCTTGATTGACCACTTTTCAATGATTGGCTGCCCGTATGCGTC